CGCTGTTGAGGCCGGCACACGCCGCCTTGGCGCACGTTGGTCCGTCGAGCTTGAGCAAGACCTTAAGAACATGAACGGTATCGATATTGATGCTGAGATCACGAATGCTATGTCATACGAGATTCAAGCTGAGATCGACCGTGAAATGCTCATGAGAATGATTCAGGCTGCTCTTACAGCCGGATCTGGAGCTGGATTCTCTATCTGGTCACCTGCTTCTGCAGATGGTCGTTGGATGGTCGAGCGTAACAGGGACTTCTATCAGCGTCTTATCATTGAAGCCAATCGTATTGCTGTCCGTAACAGACGTGGAGCTGCTAACTTTATTGTTGCTACTCCTCGTGTTTGCGCCATCCTTGAGATGCTCCCTGAATTCCAGTGGGTACCTGTACAAGGTGATGTAAACACACAGCCTGTTGGAATTGCAAAGGTTGGTTCAGTCGGTGGAAGATTCAACGTTTACCGTGATACTCGTACTGAGCTTCAGAATAGCCCTAACTACACTTCTAATAGTGCTGGTTCATATTCAAATGGATCTGGAGGAGCCCTCCAGTCATCTATCGAATATGCACTTCTTGGTTACAAGGGTCCTGAATTCTACGATACTGGTATCATTTATTGTCCTTACATTCCTGTCATGGTTCAGAGAACTATCGGTCCTAACGATTTCGCGCCACGTGTTGGCTTGCTTACTCGTTATGGTGTTGTTGACAACATCTTCGGAGCGGATCTCTACTACCATGTCGTTATTGTTCAGGGACTTGGTACTGCGTTCACGCCAGCTTCTCAGACGGTGTACTTCTAATAGTACGTCGCTGATTAAGCAGCAGTCGTAAGACAAATCACTAAACAGCAGAGCGAAAGCTCTGCTGTTTTTTTTTGCTTAATTATGTTTATTTTTCGAAAATAACGACACATTTTAATAAATATTATTATGGCAGCCAAAGACAACGCACCAATCATTTCATACGAGCATGGCTTTTATGCATCAAATACTGACGTCGGCTCTCCGGGCCGTGGACCTGGAGGTATGCATGAACCAAAAATTGATCCACCTAACCTTTTAAGTTTTGTACCACCGGTTCCAAATAGTACTGGTGGTAATATTGCTAAGCGGTCTGGATTTGATACATTATCCTCAGGAACGGTTCGTTCAGATACAAAATCAGCGATAGTTGGAATTCTTTCATCTCCTGGTTTTGGTCAGCATTGGGGCTGTAGAGACGTGACATCGGGGTCACCAGCAATGTCTGCTGTAGGAGTCTTATGGACACTTCCTGGTGGACAATCTATGGAAAATACCAGTGGTACATACGCGCAAAGATCCGCCGCAGGTATCGCCGGTAACGGGACTTCTACACGTAAGGTTCATCTAAGTACTGGTTTTATACATGAAGATAGCCACGCTCATCAACGTACAACAACAATTCTAACGCATTTATCTTGCGCTATGGATCTCGCAATTGTTTATCATGATGGTTCAACAGCAGCTTATTCTTTATCAGCAGACGCGTCAATGAAGAATACTACATTTAGTGGAAATGGTTATACCGGTCATAAAGGGTTATCAGCAAGAGGTAAAGTTAATGATTTAGGTAATTATAGAAACTTTGATAACGTAGGACCTAATATCAGACGTTTAGTTGCTTTAGGCTACCGTTAATTGTTTTAGATAACCAAAACCTCTAAAGGACTTCTTTATACAGAGTGTCTCCCTTAGTCTCTCAGTAGTAAACATACGTTTAAAGCTATAGTATAGCTGTGTTTATTCTTCTGGCTTGTCGTACTCAACACGTACTCTACCGTCTTCATCTGTAGTAGGGTTGTCATACATGTGAGGATCGTGTCTCTCCCCTAATACCATCCATGATACTGTAGCGGTGGAATCTGCTACACAGCTCTCAACCGTTAGTAGGTTGCCTGATACTGACCCTCTTACTGGATCCCAGTTAGTTTCATTTGTAGTAAACGTTCTAAAACATCTGTTTAATGCGGTTAATGTACCTGAGGTCATACCGTGTTTATTGTCGATATTTACTGTAGCTTTACCAGCAGTTAATTCTACAACCCCGCTATATATATTGTCTGCCTGTGGAGCCTCAACGAATGAGTGTGATAACCGCTTACTAGCAGACAACTCTGGTAATGGGTGCACAATATCAAAACACCCGGATGATTTACTCAAAGTACCACATATATTAACACCATAACATGCTATTATAGATGGCGTACCGCAACCGCATCCGCATGCACCTGCCCCACCGATAGTCAAGCAAGCACAGCTACTAGCTGATGTTCCTATACCGGCACAAGAAAAACAAGCTGTCCCACCACACACAGATGTAGTACCGCATACTGCAGGGGATCTTAGACATGTTGTCGCGCAATGAGTACCAGTAGTACATGAACCTCCACTTGTAGTTACAAACTTTTTAGAGTTATTGTGATATAAATCAACACTACCGTTGCCAGTAAATTTAGCAGCCATTTCACCGCCTTGTACTTTTATATCGACATCATCAGCCCCTTGTACTACAACATCATCACCAGTACTACAAATATATAAATCAGCAGTACCATTAACAATATAACCGTTACTTCCGTCATGGCATATTTGCAGATCATCATCATCACCAATTCTCAAACAATTACTATCTTTTAAATTTAGATCTCCGTTAATATAAACAACTCCAAGGTTACAGTTACCAATAGAAACTGTATTGTTACCGCAACCACAAGCGCAGTAACCTATTACTGTTTCGTTTGTTGCCCCTGTAGCTGCAGATCTTGTACAAGCTCCTAAATATGTATTACAATCAGGAGAGCATATGCAACTACTTCCATTATTTTCAAATGCTCCGGCAGCTAAACCAATAGCAACGTTACAACCACCGTCTTGATTATATCTTAAAGCAACTGATCCAACCGCTGTATTACATGAACCGGTACTAGAGTTTGCTCCAGTGCAGGAACCAATATATACATTACAATTACCTGATACATTGCTAGACCCTGCATTGAGGCCAAGACCAACATTACAGCCTCCACATGTGTTGTTAAAGAGTGCCGTTTGGCCAAGACCAACGTTATGTGAACCAGTTGTATTTTTCTCCAGTGTTTGATAACCTACAGCAGTACCACCGGTTCCTGTTGTGTTATTGCAAAGAGCAGCATAACCTACAGCAACCATATTGCCTCCAGTCTTACAACCGGATCCCCCTACAGCTTGGTATCCTATTGCAGTTATTCTACAAGCACCACATACAAATCTACCTGTTTCCCAACCAATAAATATATTGCAATGTCCACTAGTAGTACAACCCGCGCCATAACCTATACCAACGTTTCTAAATCCAGTCTGACGTGACATTGCATATGAACCTACAGCAGTATTTTCATTAGTTGTGCAATTGCAACATAGAGCTCTATACCCTACAGCTGTATTGCTCTTACCGGTCATATTTTGGTTTAACGCACATGCGCCCACTGCAGTGTTACATGGAGCGTTACTCTCATACAAAGCTCTATACCCTAATGCTGTTTGACCATCACCTGTTATATTTGTAAATAAAGATTGTCCACCAACAGCAACGATTTCGTCAGCTGTGGCTCCACTATAACCTGCAGCATAACCAATACCAACGTTTAGATCACAAGTATTATTTCTTAAAGCTGTACGACCTACCGCAACGTTGTAATCACCACCGGTATTACAATATAATGAAAAAGCTCCTACAGCAACATTACACGTACCATCTGTAGTCTGATATGAAGCTGCATAACCAAGAGCGGTATTTTGTGCACCGGTACTCTGATAAAGAGCATTACTACCTACAGCAACATTATAAGCATTAGTAGTATTACAATATAAAGCTGCATACCCAACAGCAGTATTATTACCGTCACCACTTGAAGCAAACTGCAAAGCACGCGAACCAATAGCAGTATTAGAATTAGAAGTACTTGCATTTAACGCGCATATACCGAGAGCTGTATTATCATTATTACATACATTGCTTTGCAAAGCCTTATTACCTACTGCAGTATTACGAACACCGGTTGTATTAGCCGTAGCAGCACAAGATCCTACAGCTAGCAGGTCTCCTACGGTACTACTATACAGTGCTTTTGAACCTATAGCTACGTTAGAGTTACCGGTTTGGTTACTATAACCAGCTTGGCAACCTAAAGCAACGTTACAATCACCAGTTGTATTTAAAGTCAAAGCTCCACAACCAACACCTGTATTACGTAAACCTGTTGTATTGCATTGTAAGGCGGCATGACCAATAGCTGTGTTTTGATAACCAGTACAATTGTTTAGTAAAGCTTGTACACCAACAGCAACATTATTGGTCCCATCAGTATTAGCATACAGCGCTTGCAGGCCGACACCTACATTTACACCAGTAGTGTTTGTATATCCAGCCTGGTGTCCAATATGAACACTACCGGTTGCGGTGGTATTATGACCAGCGCAGGTACCTATAGCAACATTACAACTACCGGAGGAACTCTCTTGCATTGCTTGTACACCTATAACAACATTATCACTACCGGTAATATCAAGACCTGCATAAAAACCTATACCAATGTTATTATTAGTACACTCTACCTCAAATAAAGCTTGATGACCTAACGCGATATTATAACAACCAGTGCAATTATTACACATTGCATAATAACCTTGAGCTATATTAGATTTACCGGTTGTATTATCTTTTAGTGAATTTTGACCTATAGCAATATTCCAATCACCACAAGTATTAGCATTCAAAGCACAAAAACCTAATGCTGTATTATAGCCACCTCCTGTATTATTACGTAAATTTCTAAAACCTATACCAATATTACTATGACCACCGGTATTACATTTTAAAGCCTCTATACCTATTGCGGTATTATAATTTCCTGTAGTATTAGCATTTAAAGCTTGCATGCCTAGCGCAGTGTTATTACAACCACATGTGTGAGACATACCTGCACATATACCTAAACTAATATTACAACCGACTGTCTGTACACCGGATCCTGCACAAGATCCTATCGATATACTATAGTTACCGGTAGTAGTTGCACCACCGGCATTATTTCCTATAGCAATGTTACTAGTCCCGGTAGTTAAACACTGGTTAGCTATACAACCTATACCAATATTATGATTACCACATATACCGTCACAACACCCCATGGTAGCTTTATAACCAATACCTATATTATTATTACCGGTAGCTAAATTTTGGGCAGCCATTTCCCCTATACCAATATTATTACATGACCCGGCTATATCTCTTACAACACCCGGTGCCATCATTAATGCTCTACAACCTATCGCGACATTATTAGAACCAGATACGTTATAATACATACTTTGATAACCCACAGCAACATTCTTAGCACCATCAACATTACATATAAGAGGCTGAGAACCTACGCCCACATTTTTGCTTCCTGTAGTAGTACTACAATTAGCGCGAAAGCCAACAGCAACATTATCACAACTGGTTGTATTAGAGCAGAGAGAACATGTACCCACGGCAATATTGCAACTACCAGATGTATTACATAACATAGCAAAAGAACCTAAAGCTGTGTTATGGGCACCACCGGCATTGTTAATATAAAGAGCTGTATATCCTACAGAAGTATTACCTCCACCGGTGTTACCATAATTCTGAGATGCATAACCAATGGCAGTGTTATAGACACCTGATGTGTTACACGCTGCAGCATATGCTCCGAAGAATGAATTACTGTTAGCAGTATTTTTTAGTCCTGCTAAATAACCTACAGCTGTGTTATTATCACAGGTTGTGTTACACATATGTGCTTGTGAACCTATAACAACATTGTATTCTCCTTCTGTATGTGCTAAAGCTGCGTTATAACCTATGGTAACATTCTGTGTACCAATTGTAGCATTCGTTGATGCTTGATAACCTAAAGCTGTATTTTTACTCCCTGAAGTTATATCCAGTAAAGCGTCAGAACCTATTTTTGTATTAAATGTCTTATTATCACTACAATAACCACCACACTTGCTATGTGAGCTCAAAGAACCACATACAGTAAGTTTTTGATTTGGAACTGCTACACCTATACCAACTTTTCCATCTGCTTGAACATGAATTCTATCAGTACTATTTGTCTTTATTATAACATCACAAGCTGTACCAGTATAATTACCTGCTATAACCATGTCTTCATCATAAGATTGAACAACACCACCATTAATTACAAGACATTGATTAAAATAATATCGAGCTCTATCGGTAACAAAATGGGCCCAACTTCCGTTCTGCGGACCTATTTGAAGATACCCATTAGGATTTGTAACTTGAAAAGAAGAACTTGTGCCGTCTTTAAGATATAAACCACACGGGAATCGGAAGCATTGTGTAGCACTTATATCACCTACTACAGTTAGAGTTTCGTTTGGAATGTTTGTATTAATACCGACACATCCATTATGATCAATAACCATTCTTTGAGAAATATTTGACTCTGCAATTCCTGCGCCACTATTAGTTCCAAAAGAAAGTTTACCGTTTGCGCTCCCTGTTCTTATTGAACGAATCCACGCCCCATTATTGTCATAATTTTGAAATAAAATACCTGCGTTGCTGTTTGTCGTGCTGCTGCAATTAGTAATTTTGACTCCAGTGGTGTCGGATGTTGAATTATCTGAAGCTTCAACATCAAGTTTATTATCAGGACTCGTAGTTCCTATACCAACATTTGCGGTTCCAGGTAATAAACCAATATCTCTATTGGCTGTGCAAATATCAAAATCAGCATTACCTAAATAACCTAAACAAGCATATGAAGTACCTCCGTTATCGAAGGTCATAAACATATCGTCTGTATCTGTTGTATCACATAGCTGAATTTTAGCTTCTGCGCCGCAAACTGTTATAGAACCACCGCCGCCAGTTCCAACGATTAAATCATCATAAACGCAAATATCATTTTTAATGAGAATATCTGTAGCACTCAAAGTACCGCATGCACTTAGGTTACCCTTTACAGTTAGTGCTTCATTTGGTGTTGTTGTATTAATACCAACTCTATTATTTGCTGCATCTGTAGCTAGAATCTCATTACCATCATCTGCCATTATATGAACATCGACATCTGCATTGGTATTGTTAAGAACAATCTTACTAGAACTCGCGTCGTATTTTAGCGCAGATTTACCTCCAGCAACTAAGTTAACGAGATTTGTATCATATCGAAGATATGTATCACCGTCTCCATTATGATACAGGTACTGATTCATACCTATGCTTCCAGCTACATCTAGTGCATAATCTGGCGCGTTTGTACCTATACCAACTCTATCAGTTGATGCATCAGTGAATAACAGATTTGCCTCAGTATCTCCTTCTACTCTGAAGTCTACATTCGCTCCTTCTTCATTAAAAGTTATTTCACTTACAGTATCTTGAGTAAGGTCTATAAAATTAACACCACCGGCTTGGATGTTTATGTCGTCGTCAGTAAAATTAATGTATGTATTAGCATCTCCGTTGTGGTAGATGTATTGGTCAACACCTATATTACCAGCTACATCTAATGTATAATCTGGTGCATTTGTTCCTATACCTACATTACCAGCAAAATAGTTTACAGCACCGTAAGAACCAGTAGCACTAAGACCACCAGAACTACTTAATCCATGATTGATTATTCGTACTCTTTGCTTACCTCCGGTACAAACCATTAAAGCTCTATTAGTATCATTGGCATTGTAATCCACGTCGATAACTAACTGATCTGCAGAGCATATATATGCTGTATATGAATCATTAGGAAAAATCAAAGCATCCCCGCCAATGCATACATCACTAGAAAATCTTCCACACTGTGCGTAAAGAAAGCCGTCAGTGCAAATACTACCACATGCTTCAATTGTACCGCATGCGCTTATGTTACCTTTTACAGTTAGCCTCTCGTTTGGTGTTGTAGTAGCAATACCTAAACAACCACTACTATCTAACCTCATTTTTGAAGAGGCATTCTGTGTAAAATCTGTAAATGAACTGCTATTATTAACTCTTAAACCACCGGCAACAGCTGCAATATAATGACCACCAACACATACATAAGCTTCACCCCACCCGGAAGATTGAACTACAGCATCTGCGCCTGGATGCCCAGCTCCATCATCTGCTTGTGATACACATATCTTTGTTACACCACCACTGTATCCAGCTCCACTTACATGTAAGGTTGCAGTCGTTGGATCTGTACCAATACCAACCGCAGCAGTGCACCCTCTGGTAGGCGAAGCGGATATTGCCATACCGAATGCTTTAGATGTACCTATTTGTACACATCCACGACAACCACTAGTAATGCACACTTCTCCAACATTAGAACACCATTGCGCATCTAGTTTGGTTGCTATTAAACAGCTCTTTGCTCTTACTTGATGACCGTAAACCTGACAACAAGTAGTACAAATATTACCTCTTTCTGTACAAATATGACCAAGAGCGCTTATCCTGCCTGCAACAGTAAATTTTTCATTAGGTGTTGTTGTACTTACACCAACACTAGCACCTACTAAGCTTAATATATCACTACCACCAGCACGTAGATCCATTCTATCAGAGTCATGATAATATCTTACGTATCCTTGATTAGCGCTTCCAGTGTCCCCGAAAGCTAAATACTGATAACTGCTTGTGGGTCCAGAAATTTGAATACCAGCATTGGTATTGTTTTCTATTATTAGATCATCGTGATTACTATTAGTGCATATAGCTGCGCCTGCATCTGCAGTATATATATGCGCTGTACCTAAGGGTCTATTAGTACCTATACCTACCTTACCGGAAAAATAATTAGCTTTGTTAGTGTGGGAATGAGCACTAAGACCGCCACAAGCGCTTATGTTACCAGCTACGGTAAGTCTTTGACCAGGAGATGTAGTACTTATACCAACACATCCATTAGCATTAGTAGTTAATCTTTCAGATCCGTCTGTAACTATACTTAATCTTGTATTTCCTCCTTGAAACGCTTTATATCCATAATAGTTACCTCCAGCAGTGTATAAATCGTGAAATATAAAACCATCATGATTCCCGTCAGTACCAGCAAAAACTCCACAATCTTTAGCTACTATATTACCAGCTACTTCTAATCTTTCTGAAGGATTCGTACATCCTATACCAACATTGCCTCCATTTTCAATATAGAAAGCTGATGTACCATCATCTTGAAAGTCTACTACTGGTTGCGCCCCAGTTTGATTTGCGAGAATAGCCGGACCTGTACCTGAATTTCGAACTTCAATAGCAGATGTTGTACATATTTTTGTATCAATACATGTTACTGTACCACGTACAGATAAATTACCTGTCATGGTAGTATTACCTGTCATAGTTGTATCGCCTGTCATGGTGGTATCACCTGTAACGTCTTATCACCAGCAATTGATTGTGTACCGGTTGTACGTACAACTGTAGAGTTAACAGCTATGGTACCAGACGAAGTTATTGTACCTCCATCTAAACCGTCGCCAGCTGTAATGCTTGTTACTGTTCCTTCACAATCGTTACCAACAGTACAAAATATAGTATTTAAATCACGACCAGCAGAAACAATACCATTACGGGTATTACAAGCACTTAACCCACCGGTAACACATACGCCTGAATTAGTTGTCTCGAACTTCTTAGCGTCATTAAATCTAAGCTCCACCCTCCCATCTGGGACATACATTAATCCCTTATTGGCATTATGCCCTATAACGACTGAATCATTACTGTTATTTCTAATGAATAGATCACCAGTAGAATTATCTATATAAGAATTTTCGCCGGAGGAACAGTGGTATATTTGTAAATCGTTACCGGTTCCAAACATTGCTTTAACGTTGTCTGAATGCTTTACTGCATCTGCAGATTCATCAGCCTGAAAATAACCACCATTATCCATGGATACTAGTAAGTCACCATTGTCAATATGAAGAGCGTATCCAGGTCTGTTTGTACCAATACCTACGTTACCTGAAAAATAATTAGCTTGGTTAACATGAGAATGAGCGCTAAGACCTCCGCATGCGCTAACATTACCAGATACTGTTAATTTTTGTGCTGCTTCATCGTTACCGATACCAACTTCTCCAGAACTTCTTATACGTACCTTTTCACCGCCGTTAGTACGAAGCGCCATATAATCATACTGATGGTTATATATAACAGCTCCGGAAAACAACGAGGAAGCATCAGCAAAATATAATATACTATTATTTGTAGTACTAGAAGATTTTAAATATATGTAAGAACTACCGCTAGAAGATTCAAATCTTGGACCATCAGAGCCGGTAAAACAAACATGAAGAGGTGTAACAGGTCTATTTACACCAATACCAACACTACAAGCAAAGTAATTATTTACTAGCGTTGAGCTGAGGCCACGTTGCGCGCTTATACCTCCTGTTGATGTTATTTTTATTGACATTTTATATATATATTTAATTACATTTTGCGAATCATCGCCTTAACTAAGTGTGAATTTCCTGCACCAGCTTCCATAGATTGCGCTATAACAGAACCATAAATAGGCTCACACGTTTTTCTACCGTGTCCGGGTTTATTGGATGTAGTTATATAATCACCAATCTTTATGTCTCCAGTAACTAGAACAGGCTCAGCACCTAGAACTATTGGTTGACACACACCATTTTGCGTTACTCCAAATACTTTTTTATCATTTTCTTTTGTTGACTGTATTAAGTCACCACATTCACCTATAACAACTAATGTACCAGTTGGGTAGCAAGCTAATGTATCATTAGCAGCTTTTTGCTCAAAATAACCACCAGCTATAACACAAGCAAAATAACCATTACCAGAAGCACTTACGCTGCCTCCTACTGTAAGTCTTTCATTTGGTGTGAGAACACAGCCTGTATTATCGTTGCCTATACCAACAAAACCGCATGCACAACTATCAGTACCTATAGTCATTCTAGGTGTTGTACCAGATACATCTATCTTGATATTACAATCACCTATAACTAGATTGTCAGAACTATCCATCTTAACCGCATCAATTACACCGCCACCGGCAGTTTCTGTTTGATATCTTCGGTTATTATCAATTCTTATATCTCCTCCGGCTACATGTAGTAGTGACTGTGGAGCGCATGTACCAATACCAACACATCCAGTTGCGTCGATACGCATTTTTTCATTAGAATCACCGACATTAGGTGTTTGAAATCTTATTGTAGTAGCACCTACTGCAAAATTTGTAGAGCCAGCATTAATCTCCATTCGAGATGTCCGGCCTGCAGAAGCACCTGACCCCCAAGCATTTATCCAAGCACTATATTCTGAATTTTGTAGTTCAATAGTTGGACCCGTGGTATCATATTTTTGAATATGTAAATTATAGGCTGGTCTATTTGTACCAATACCAACTTTACAAGCAAAGTAATTATTCATTTGCGTAGCACTAAGACCACCGCAAGCGCTTAAGTTACCTTTAACTGTTAACTGCGTACAGCTTTGACAAGCTATACTGTTACCAATTGTATCTGTATCAGACCAAACTGGTAAGAAGTTAGCTGTACCAGAACCATCAACATTACCGGATGATGTTGCGAAGATGTCTGCTAGATCACGACCAGCTGAAACAAAACCATTATGTGTAGAACTTGCAGAAACACCACGAGTTACAGATGCACCTCGTGTAACTGTAAGCTTACGTACGCTAGCATCACCATCAACATTTAAATCATTTGTAACACATTGACTACCGCATGTTGTTGTTCCTGTACTTGTTGTCTCAAGTCTTATAGTACCGCCCTGCGATAGTTCTACTTTCTCTCCGCTGCCTCCTTTAGCAGCTATCATAGTACGAGCACTGTTAGAGTCCTGTATAAAGACACTAGCATTGTTTGTTGTTACATACAAATCACCTGTACCATTTTCAGAAATATAAGAGTTAGCTCCGTCGTGTTGTAGTTGTAAATCATTACCGTTACCTAGCTTAATTATACCGGCATCCGGTAAAAGGAGGCAGCCAGTAGCGCTTATGTTACCCGATACTGTAAGTTTCTGGTTTGGTGCTGTATTACCGATACCAACACAACCTCCACCATCGATGGTCATTTTTCTACCGGCTGATACACCGAACGCCATCTTGTTCTCGGAATGCCTATATTGTACATAACCGACATATGAACCGGTCCCCGACGTTGCATCAGCAAAATATAAATTAGCATTGTTATTATCTTCAGCAAAGATTGTTATACCTTGTCCTCCTGACCCACTACCAACAACTAGTGAGTTACCATCGCTACCAAAAGTGCCCGGTCTATTATTACCAATACCTACACTACAAGCAAAATAACTCGGCATTTGTGTAGCACTAAGACCACCACAAGCGCTTATGTTACCAGCTACAGTAAGTTTTTCTCCTGGTGCGGTTGTACCTATACCAACATTACCATCATTACTTCCTGTACCACCACGGATTGTCATCGCAACATTATCCGCTGGCGCAAATTGAATTAAGTTTAAGTCAGTTGAACTTTGATATTGCGTAGATAAAACAAGGGAGTTTTGAGCAGTTTGGTCGAATACAATTTTAGCTGTTTGTGTACCACCATCAGCATCTTCAAGAAGTATCTGTGTTGGATCCCCGGAAGCATCTTTAATGTGTAAATCAGCAGCGGGTCTATTAGTACCAATACCAACCTTACAAGCGAAGTAACCAACACCTTTAGTAGCGCTAAGACCACCACAAGCACTTATGTTACCTCCAACAGTTAATCTCTGTCCTGGATTCCCTCCTTTAATACCAACATTACCATCGCTATTAATCCGCATCCTCTCAGAACCACATGTATAAAATCTATGTAATGTTCTATCTATTTTATATGCATCTAACGTATCAACTACAAATTTAAAATCACCACCCCATGAACTGTTTCTACCAACATTAAATTCGAATTCACCAGAAGATGGAGTTTGTTTTATACAAGCATCAAATGTTGACCCGGAGTTAGCTTTCCACTCTATACCATAAGCAGTGTTACAGTTGTTTGCTAGTGTTATAACTGGATCATCGTCTAAAATAAATAATTTACTAGTAGGTCTACATGTACCAATACCAACATTGCAAGCAAAGTAACTATTCATTTGGGTAGCGCTAAGACCACCACAAGCACTTAAGTTACCTTTAACTGTTAATAAGCAAGCATTAGGTTGACAAACTATACTGTTACCAATTGTATCTGTATCAGACCAAACTGGTAAGAAACAAGCTGTACCAGAGCCATCAACGTTACCTGAGCTTGTTGCAAATATATCTGCTAAGTCTCTACCAGCTGAAACAAAACCATTGCGTGTGTTACAGGCGCTTAAACCTCCTACAATGTCTACACCCGATGCATCTGTACGAAAACGCGTTATGTTATTGTGATACAAATTAACAGCCCCGTCCTCAAAGGCAGTCATCATTGTCTCGCCATTGTTTGCTGATTTTAATCTATACGCATTTGTACTAACTATTAAATCACCTGTCCCGCTTTCGTCTCGAATGTAAGAATTAGAACCATCATGATATAATTTTAAATCTTGTGAATTACCTAATGTTATACAAGTACTATCAGGTACACGTATTGCATCTGATGCACTAAGAACCCCGCAAGCGCTTATGTTACCAACAACAGTAAGCTTTTCATTGGGGACCTCAGTGCCGATGCCGAGTTTGCCATCAGCTTGAAGGTTTAAAACTGTGCCTGCTGAATTCTTAGCTTTTAAAATGTCTCGACTATCTGAAGCTGTGGCAGTTTCCAAAAGCAAAACACTTCCAGTAGATACCGTTCTTATTCTAGCGGTTGGGGTAACACTGCTGTTAGAACCTTCAATACAAAAAGTCTGTTGATCTACGCTAGAGTAAATATCGAGACTGGTCTCTGGTTTATTTGTCCCTATACCAACCTTACAAGCAAAATAACCAACACCTTTGGTAGCACTAAGACCACCGCAAGCGCTTATGTTACCGGTAACAGTAACCCCGGTATTAGTTGTCTCTAATTTTTTATTACCACCGTTATAATAAAGTTCTACCGCTCCACCACCTTTAGCTGTAATACCAGATGCACCATTTCCTGGTTGGATATATACATCATCTATTGCCCTAACAAATATATCGTCACCAGTATTAACTGTGCGTAAGATTAAATCACCAGCTCTATTATCAATATAAGAATCAGTACCATTATGATATAATTGTAAATCTTGAATATTACCTAGTGTTATTTTACTATCATCGGGTACTCGAATCGCATCTGCTGCACTAAGAACCCCACAAGCACTTATGTTACCTGCTACAGTAAGTTTTTCATTAGGTGTTATATTGCCAATACCAACACATCCAGTTGCGTCAAAAACAATCTTATTTGCAGCTGTAGACGTTGCATTAGGTCTAAACTCCAAAGTATCATCAGACTTACTTTCTAACCAATATCTATTAGACCCATCTCTAAATTGAATATAAGCTGAATAGCTGTCATTCGCCATGATTTGAGTAAACGCATGATTATCTGTAGATTGAATTCGTAGACCATCATTGCCGGCAAAACACATATGCGCTTTCTTTTGAGGTCTATTTGTACCAATACCTACACTACAAGCAAGGTAACTATTCATCTGTGTAGCGCTAAGACCACCGCACGCGCTTAAGTTACCTGCTACATCTAACTGCGTACTACTCTGACAAGCTATACTGTTGCAAATTGTATCTGTATCAGACCAAACTGGTAAGAAGTTAGCGGTTCCAGATCCATCAACGTTACCTGAACTTGTTGCAAATATATCTGCTAAGTCGCGACCGCCTGATATAAATCCTCCATAAGAACTATTACAAACAGCAACATGCTCTCCAAGACCAGCGCTAAGACTACCAAGAGCGCTTATGTTACCAGCAACAGTTAGTTTTTGATTTGGTGTAGTTGTACCTATACCAACGTTACCGTCTTTGTCTATACGAACAGCTCCTGATGTTGTCCCACCAGATTTTACATTAAATGATAATGCGTTGTTGTTGTTATCAATGAATTGAGAGCTTATCGCATCATATTGATTAGTAGCTCCGTAAGTTCTAAAACCAAAACTTCCATCTTTTGGTGCTAGAATATCTTTGTTCGCTATAATTGAATTATCTATTCCTTTGATAGTGTGTCCAACACCTAAATCTAGTAGACCTAGTAGATTTATCTTATCAACATGATAACTACCCGCGCCGTCAGCTACTTTGAAAGTAGTGCCATCATTATAAATAACACTATCATATGTACCAGCACTATCTTTTAAGCCTATCTTTCCTCCATTACCCAACTCTAATTTTTCAGAAGGTCTATTTGTACCAATACCGACTTTACAAGCAAAATAACCAACACCTTTAGTAGCGCTAAGACCACCGCATGCACTAACATTACCAGCAACAGTAAGCTTTTCATTTGGCGTTGTTGTACCGATTCCAACTTTACCAGATGAAGGCATTAACACATCATATGTTAACTGATTAACTCTGAATAGATCAGTACCGTTTCCAGCCTCTACTCTCAATCCATCGTAGTTACCACTAGCACCACCGCCACAAATTACAAGTAGATCTCTATCAATTGTCTTAAGAGCTGATACTTGCAAGTATGATGTAGGCCAGTTTGTATTAATTCCGACATTACAAGCAAAATAACTCGGCATTTGTGTAGCGCTAAGACCACCACAAGCACTTATGTTACCAGCTACAGTAAGTTTTTCACCAGGAACCTCAGTACCGATGCCGACGTCGCCGTCTTTTACTACAAGCGATCCAACGGTATCACTTCCACCTCCTTGTAGATGGAGTGCTCCGCTTTTACTACCAATCCAAGCTGTGCCCCCGTTGTCTTTTAGTTCAATTTTTGCCAATTCGTCTGAACTCTCCAGACGAATACCAACATCAAAAATCCCTGAGTTGACATGAAATTTCCTTTCAGGTCTATTTGTACCTATACCTACATTACAAGCAAAATAACCAACACCTTTAGTAGCGCTAAGACCACCGCAAGCGCTTAAGTTACCTGCTACATCTAACTGTGTACTACTTTGACAAGCTATACTATTTTCAATAGTATTAGAATCAGAAAAAACAGGTAAATAATTAGCAGTACCAGAGCCGTCAATATTTCCGGATGATGTAGCAAATATATCTGCTAAGTCTCTACCGCCTGATATAAATCCACCGTAAGAACTATTACAAACAGCAACACGTTCTGCACTAAGAGTGCCTGTTGCGCTTATATTACCTGATACAGTTAGCTCTTCATTTGGTACTGATATACCGTTGATTCCCACTTTATTTGTATTTGCATCAGTCTTGAATAGCGGGTTACCTTCATTAGCACCGGTACCCTTAATAATAACATCTACATTATTACCACCATCATTGAATGTAATATCGTGTGGCTGAGCACCAGCATCGTTTAAATCTATATATGATATACCACCAATATTAAATCTAAGTCTATCATTTGTAAGATTAATATATGTGTTAGGATCACCATTATGATAAATGTATTGGTCAACACCTATATCTCCCGCAACATCCAGTGTATAATCTGGCGTGTTTGTACCAATGCCAACCTTACAACCAAAGTAACTATTCATTTCAGTAGCACTAAGACCACCGCAAGCGCTTAAGTTACCTTTAACTGTTAACTGTGTACTAGTTTGACAAGCTATACTATTAGTAAGTGTATTACTGTCAGACCATGAGGGTAAGAAGTTAGCAGTTCCGGAACCATCAACGTTACCAGAAGCCGTTACAAAGATGTCTGCTAGGTCTCTCCCACCAGATATAAACCCTCCATAAGAACTATTGCAAGCAGCAACACGTTCTGCACTAAGAGTGCCTGTTGCACTTAGGTTACCTTTTATAGTTAGTTTTTCGTTTGGTGTCCTGGTACCTATACCAACTTTATCAGTTCCAGCATCTGTGTATAACAAGCCATTATCTGTGGTTCCTTCTACTCTAAAGTCTACATTCGCTCCAGCTTCATTAAAAGTAATTTCACTTGCAGTATCCTGTGTAATGTCTATAAAATTAACACCACCGGCTTGAATATTAATATCGTCTTCAGTAAAATAAATGAAAGTATCATCATCACCGTTATGAATAAGGCATGCCCCAACACCAATACTACCAGCTACATCAAGCATATGATCCGGTTTATGTGTATTAATACCAAGCCTTGCCTCCAAATAATTATAACCTTCACCAGAAGCACTAAGACTACCGCATGAACTTATGTTACCAGATACAGTAAGTTTTTCACCTGGATTTGAGTTAGCAGCAGCAGTAATTTCACCGGTACCGATACCGACGTTACCGGATCCATTTATGGTCATCCTGGTATTGTCACCATTAGTCTTTAAGTAAATATTTTCAAACCTACAAGAACTACCACCATCATGATCAGCCCACAGTTCTAAGTTGTAATCTGATTTAATGAAACCATCTGACCCATCAGTATCCAAGAGTAATTGTCCATCACTAGAACCTCTAATATCCAATTTGGCTGCCGGTGGTGTAGTTACTGGGTGATTAGAGTTTGCTCCTATACCAACGTTACAACCAAAGTAACTATTCATTTGGGTAGCGCTAAGACCACCACAAGCGCTTATATTACCAGCTATAGTTACATTACCTGTTGCGCTTAAGTTACCGTCTATAGTAAATTGCGAGCCAGACTCCCGTGCTATACTATCAGTTAACGTTGTTGAACCGGACCATTTTGTTATTCGGCCTGTTGTTCCAGATCCACAGACACTACCAGAACAAGCTGAGGTTGCAAATATATCAGCTAGATCACGACCACCAGATATAAAACCACCGTATGATGTATTACAGACAGCAACACGTAATGCGCTAAGATTATTTGTTGCGCTTACATTACCTGATACAGTAAGCTTTTCATTAGGATCTTTAGTGTTAATTCCTAAGTTTCCAGTATCAGCAAAGTATATTACACCACCCTCTTGATCAACAAACTCTGCAATTGGTTGACTAGCACCCTTTTGTCTTACATATAATGCTGGACCTGTACCATTATTAATAACAGATAAAGCAGAGGTTGACGTTACAATGGTTCTCGTAAATATAGCAGATGCCGCTTCGAACTCTGTTGCAGTTAATTTAGTGAACGTCGCATTAGTCCCGGTAAGTGCGTTCAAGTAAGCATTACCACCCACAGACAAATCCTGCGTGATAGTTGCACCATTCTTTACCTTAAAATCTTTATTTAGCGCCATATTTACGAGTTCACTTTCCCCCGTAACTATATTTATGTTGCTTTAATTCAATCGAATAACTTAATAATGCGCAACACCATATATTGTTACATTACAATCAGCTGTAGTTGTTATATCTAGATTGATAAATTCCAACCCAACACTAACTGTCACATCTGATAAGAGTGATGTAGCTTGAGCGTCAACTATACCGTATGTCGTACCATCAGCTGTACTCACACCATCGTGCGTTACTAATATTTCAAAAGCTGTTCTAGATGGTGTATTATTTGAAAGAGTTACAACATACTTAGCTGTTTTAAAGTCATTTTTATTAAATGTTGCTATTGTATTTGCTCCTGTAGTAAGAGGACCAGCAAATACACTTGTTTTTGTAAATACAATGCCATTTGCTGCGTATTCAATAATATCCCCCCTAATAATTAGATCTCCATTAATTTCTTCATTATTAAAAGTAAACTCATCCCCTTCTTCTATAGAATCCCACGTTACCTTACCGTCACCTGTTGTTTTTAAAAATAAACCTTTTTCAATTCCTGTTGATTTTATATCAACACCCTCAACATTTACTTGTGAACTAGATAATATATCTCCACTCCAAGTACCAAAAAAATTATTTGCAGATACGCTCCCAGATAACACGCCTATATTACCAGCTACTGAAAGCCTCTCGTTAGGTATTATACCTAAACCAACGTTTCCTTCAAAATAACTTTTACCGTCATATGTTCTTATAGGCTTAGCCATTAAACATATTTAATCGGAATATCTATTCTTCAATATATCCCCGCTGCTTAATATATGTGGAACTTGAAACTGCTAAGTTAGCGCGTTGATCAGCAACAGGGCCTACACGAGGCATGTTCGGATTACCGTAAAAATGGTAAACATATAATATATCCTCGATGTGTTTAACTGCTGAATAATCACCATCTCTTTGTCTTAGTAAATATAACAACGGGAGAATATATGCATGATCAGTCCCCATCTGAAACCAGTTATTATTTAAGTCTAAAAAATTACATGTAGGTATAGATAAAAGCGCTTTTACTTTAAAAGTTGATATATGACTAGTAATCCAATCATCTTTATACGGGTCCCAGTCTTTAGATGGGATAGCTTTTGAAATACCCGGTTCATCATTACTCGATAATCTATAGTTAGAATAAACATATTCTAGCTTTGGATCATTATCATATGTATTTTTTATTATTGATAAAGCATCTTTTCTAGCTAACCAATCATCACTATCAACTGCACATATAATATCCTCAGGATCTTTACTTCGAGCGTGATCGACGATATTTTTTAATCTATAATTACGTGTTTTATTACGGACGATTTCAATATACGAATTACGTCCTTGACATGTATCCAATATATCAACAGTCTCTTGATCAGACATATCATCTACAATTATATGACTGTCTGGCTGCAACGTTTGCCTTTCAATGCTATCAATACAATTTAAAAGAAACGGACCGGGATTACGCCCAGGTGATATAACATGTATTTTGCTCATTATTGCTTCGGAGTCTTAACATGAGGTACATCAACTTGACTTAGAGTATGATGTAGAAGCCTTTCATGAGATACACGTTCAGGGTTAATATCAATACCACCTCTACGAGCATACAAGCAACGAACAGCTAGCTCATCAGGACCAATAGTATCCATTAGTCTTTTATAGATAGCTTCGCAAATTTCTTCATGAAAATGACATTCATCTCTAAAAGATACAATATACTGCAACAAAGA